ATGTCTGCCTCACAGGCGGCGCGGGCGAGTGTCCATATCAAATTTGGATCATAGTAGCGTGCGTCCATTGTGTGCCTCCTGTTTAATTTAGTTCCGTCTCATTGTGCGGTTGTTAAATTATTTCAATTATTTTCCCAGACCTAAAACTCGTCTCGATGAAATAATCGTTCCCACCGGCTCCGCGTGTTTGGTTTGATATTTCGTCATTTTCTGATTCCCAGAATTTATGGTTAATTTTCTCACCACGAATGCTGTGCCTCTCTACCCGCACTATGTTAATCAAATCCCCGATTTCGTGCTCAAATTTTTTAACATTTACGTTTTTAATAATTTGTCCATTTGTGAGCCTAACTGTTAATTTCATTTTTTTGCTCCTACCTACCGGATGGCTCCGGTGATGCCTGTGGTGCGGTCAGGCTCCGCGATTGCCGCCGGTGAGCGAGTGGCCACCGGTCGGGGTGTGTCTGATCTCTACACTCATATGATACCATAACGACAATACGTTGTCAACAGTTATTTTCAACTATTTTCATCGTCGGAAAATATCATTCCTACGACGGAGAAAATAAATTATGCTATTTTCATTGACGGAAAAGTGGGAAAATGATAGTATGCGGTGGAGATTAAATTTGCAATATAAATAACTATTGCGGTTTTCTGAAAAAAAGGTTATACTTATAATGTAGCAAAAAACATTCGCAATTCATCGCGCCCATAGACAAGTTATCAAAGCACCTCTCAATGCGATTTTTTGCATTACGGGCGGTGTGGAGATTATCAAAGCACCGACCAAGTGATTTTTTCACATGGCTGGTGCTTTTTTATTTTATCGACGGAGAATTGATTGAACGCGAATACAATTGTTACGGAGCAAATGATAGATCAATGTAGGGAAGCACTAAAGTCTGTTTTTCTTTGCGACGAAAGAAAGAAGAAAAAATTGTTTTCATATTTTACGCCCCGCCGGAAACGGTAGGGTTTTTGTTTTTATGGAGGGGGGATCCCACAATGTGTGCCCCTCACCACAAGAACAAAAAGAACAAATTAGTGCCGATCATATAGGATCGGAATGCTTTTTTTAGTGTCATATTAGTGTCATATCGCAGATGAGCGACGGTTCGTCTGCACGCAATAGTCCGTAGTCAGGCGTTTGGTGCCCTGATCACCAGCGTCTGACTACGGAAGCCTAATCAGGAGGCTCATGCCAACGGAAATTATACCATTTCCGGCACCAAAGCAATTTGATATTGCAAAGGTACCAGAAATACATACAGAACCATTTTTTTTAATACAGAACAAGATCTTTGACGGCGGTGTATTCACTTTATTATCAGGCAACGCCCTACTTCTTTTTCTACTTCTTTTGCGCCGCTCATATAACAGGAAGGGATATATCTATACTAATCAGATAATCGACTTCACAAATATAACGAGAGCTCATGTAAGTCAATATGTTAAAGAACTTGAGAAATATCAACTTATTAGCAAGACAGGGCAGTCAAAGAAATACGCATACTTCACTTACAGAATCACGGCTGGACAAGACACTAATATAAAAGAGACGTAAGACACTAAAGCATTTCACCTGTAGCGGTGAAGATGAATTGCTGAAAACGGTGAAATAAGAATTTGATTAACAGGTTTATTTAACCTGTAGCGGTGAAATAAGAATATGCCCTCACAGTACGACAGCCAGCTAATGGCAGAGTTAAAAGAGCAGTACGGTAGTCAGTGGTACAGGCACTATGATCGTGTGTACCGTGAGCGGCACATGGTAGCGTACAAGGATATAACGCAGGGTAAGCAAGTAGACGCGCCGGTGGTACCCACTGAACCAGCAGACTGGTTAGATGGTGGATGGGATAGCGTAGAGCCGCAGCATTGAGTATATAGCGCACTCACCTCATGTGTGGGGCGCAGCGACCTGGAGGGGCTGAGTGTATCGGGTAAGTCCGACCATAGGCCCCGATGGTTGCGAAAGGGAATGAATGGCTAAGACCAAGAATCACAAACCAGAGAAGAAACACACATACGACTTAAAACCTAATGGGAAGAATGCAACGGGCGCGCCTGAAAGGTATACAGTCGAATTTCTGAAAGATTTGTGTGGCAAATTGCATATATGGGCCAAACAACCTGATAATTATATACTCGGCGAGTTTTGTTTTGACAACGGTTTTGCGCTGCAAAGACTATCGGAGTTTTGCGAAAAATCAAAAGAGTTTTCGGAAATGTTGTCATTGGTCAAGACTGCTTGTTGCAATAAATTACAGAAGAATGCTCTGACCAGAAAGACCGATGCGACGATGACAAAGTACATATTGTCAAACCATTACGACTGGAAGGAAAAGACCGAAACAGAAGTTACAGGCCTTAGCGAGATGATAGAAGCCATGCGTAAGCGTTATGAATAGCCCATGCAATTCAAAAAGTTTATCGAAGATCATTTTTTAATCGACGATAAAGATACAGGTGCATATGTTCCGTTTTTGTTCAGGAAGGTTCAGAAAAACTATTACGATATACTGTGCAAAGAATATGGCGAGAAGCTGAATTTTAGAGGGCTGCGGGAAATAGACTTAAAGGCGCGCAAAGAAGGGTTTACATCGTTCTGGTTAGGTATATTCTGCGCCGACATACTGCACAATGTTAATCCCGTTCGGTACTTAGAGATCAGCTATAAAGAAGACGCGACACGGCAGCATTTCCGACGAGCGAAAGCATATATTTTATCGTTCTTTGAAAGAAACCCGAAGAAGTGGACAAAGGAACTTGACCGGTTAGTGTTCTCTTCAATCACAGAAGGCGCAGAGTTTGTTTTAAGGCACAATGGCGCAAGTTTCTATGTGGGAACAGCTTCAACGAAGACTGGCGAGCGTGGTGGCACGGTACAAGGGGTATTGTTCACCGAAGCCGCGCATTTCCCGAATACCGGAATAATATCGGCACCGGAGATCATCGAAGGAACAAAAAGCATGGTAGCGATTAATTCTGGGATGGTGATACAGGAAACAACCGCTAACGGGTTCAACTATTTCAAAAAGACTTGGGATATGGCGGTTAGCGGTGAAGTAGACTACAAACCCAGGTTCTTCTCATGGCGAGAGTTCTACTCACAGGATGAGTACAAGGCGATATGCGCAGGGTTCACAGACAAACGGCTGATACTGCAAGAGTTCCCTGATACGCCACAAGATGCCTTTTTAACATCAGGCGAAACGTATTTCAGCAAGGATGCATTGCATCAGTATCTTTTGGAGATTAACAATGCCGCCGTTAAATGAATACCGCGATTTGAAGAAAGGCGAGCAGATATATGTGGGTGTTGACACTTCGGACGGATGCGGAGATTGGTCAGTAGGTCAGTTCTTTTCATCGAAGAGATTTGATTTTCCGCTGGTGTTGGCAATGCCAGAGATAGCGACGAGTTTCACTGATGAGCTTTTCCCGATACTTGAATACGTTTATGACTGTACAGGTATTGAGCCGTTGGTAGCATATGAGCGGGCAAAGGGTGGAGCTTGCGAGATGGACAGACTGGCACGCCTTAACAAGCAAGGAAAATTTGACATATTCAGGATGCCGATTCAAGACCCATCAACCGGCACAATAGAGAAAGCCGATAAGTTGGGCTGGGACACAAACACAGCCACAAGACCGCAGATGCTGTCACACCTGAAAGAAGCGGTTGATAATAGGTTGATTCACATATACGACAAAGCAACGATCAACGAGATGTTCAGTTTCGTCAGGGTTCAGCATAGCAGTTCAGTTAAAGCGGAGGCCGAAAAGAACGCACATGATGACCGGGTAATGGCATCGGCCATAGCGTATGAGATGTATTTGCTTTATCCAGATTTAGGACGTAATAGCGGGGCATTACAGGCGGCACAAAGAGCATATGAGCGCAGTCTACAAAGAACAGAACGAGGAAGCGGAGGATATTAATGTCAAGCAACGAATTGAAGTCGTCAGCAATTAACCTTGAGAATGGCCAGAGGTTTACCGTTAAAGGCAATCATGTGCTGATTGAGTGCGAAAGCGATTCGGACACGTTTGGATCAGGTATTATCAAGCATGAGGCGTATAAAAAGTATTCGCGGCGTGGCTGGATTCGTCAGTCAGGCGGGGTCTTTGTCGGGCTTGCGAAGGTTGAGGTGCGTCTGGGTGATGTGGTCTATTATGATTCCTACACCGGTCAAGATGTAGAGATGAACAAACAGGATTATAAGATTATCGCACCTGAAAACCTGCTGTGTAAGGTTGACGGTGACAGTCTGATAGTTATTGGCAAGCGCACGATAGTTACACCGATTGAGAATGAGGACAAGAAGACTGATGGCGGGATTATCTTATCAGTTGCCCAGCAAGAGAAGTATTCGGATGTTGGGGTAGTGGTTGACAGTGACGTGTACAACAAGGGCGAAAAGGTTCTGCTGTCACCCTATGGATATTCTCAAATCCTGCTCGATGGTAAGACGTATTTCATCGTCAACACAGAGGACATTTTAGGCGAAATCAATGGCTAAGAAATTTAAGTTGACCGAAGAAAAGAAGAAGGAAATAGCGGCTTATCTATGCTCATTATATTCAATTTACGAGCAGAACGATAAAAGCGTTATAGACAACCTTGACGAGTGGTGGTCGAGGTATACCGGTCAACATTCTGCGAAAAAAGATAAATCGTTCCCTTGGAATGGTGCCGCAGACATACAGACTGGTATTGTTTCTTACTCATGTTCGGGCATAGAAGCGCGGTATTCATCGGCGTTAAACTCCGTGCAGCTGGTCAATATCAGTTCGCAGGTCAGCGCGGCGTCAAACGCAGCAGCAAAGAACGCACAGAACTGGCTTAACAACTTCTGGCGGCATAAGTCGGGTGTCAATGACGTACTGCTCGAAGCATTCCAGTACAACACCGTAGAGGGGTCATTCTTCATTCAGATCGTTCCTGATGTGTCTAAACGTAAGGTCAAGAGGTTTTCAGTACGAAAGATAGTTGATGGCGCAAAAGCTATGTTCCAATCCCTCGTTGGTCAAGACGGTGAGATGCAAGCCGAGGACAAAGAGATCAATGACTTCATCGCTGCACGGTGGGTGAATATCCCCAGACGGTTAATCAAGTTTGATAACTCAGCTAATACAATCCAGAAGTGCGGGGCAGTCTGCATTGAGTTTGAGAAGTCACCGGCTGAAATCTTTGAATTAAGCAAACGTAAAGACAACCCGTGGTATAACGTCAAAGATATACTAAGATCAATCAAGCCCAATGATCTACCAACCGCCGAAAATGAATCTGATGATGACGATACAAAGAATGACTATATTGGCTATTCCAATACTCTTACGCACAAAAAGAAATTCTATCAATGGTGGATTGCCTATAACGTAGGAACGCCGGACGCACCGGACTATAAAGAAATGACGTTTATCATTTCAAAGGACACCGGCAATCTGGTCTATGACGAGGAAAACTCATTCTTTGATAAGCGTAAGCCGGTTGTGTCAGGGAAATGCCGGAGGATTGCCGGAAAGATAGACGGGCAGGGCATACCAATGTATATCGGTGCGCTCAATGACGCAATTGACATAGTGATAGATCAGGCACTGGATAACAACACGCTATCTAACACGATCACCGGTACATATATACCTGGTGCAGGGTTTGATCCTGACAAGCACAAATTAGAGCCGGGGAAATTCGCACCGGTTAAGTCAAATGATATTATCAAGCAATGGAAATTTGAAAGCCGTCTGCAGGACATAGCAGGGATTGAAGGTATATTGCAGGGGTTCCTTGAAAGGAAATCACTTGTCTCTGATTACTCATTAGGCCGTGAAAGCTCGATCAATAAGAAAGCGACTATGCGCGGCACGGCGATGCTTCTGCAAGAGTACGGCCTAAACCTTGACCCGCTTATGCAGAACACACAGGAAGCCCTAAAAGAAGGAATTAAACAGACTTTACAGTGTGCCTACGAGTTCATGCCAGCCGAAGGGATTACATACAGCTATCAGGACAAAGAGACGCAGGAATACAAACAGGCAACGCTTACGCGGCAAGACCTTGAATTCATTGATGATTGGGATATAGTCGTATTGCAGGGTGCTGTTGATGTTATGGTCAATGCCGATAAGCAAGGTGCTGTGGCGTTATACCAAGCATTGGGGCAAGATCAGACCGGCGAAACCAACACATACTTCCTCAAGGAGAATTTGGTTGATAAACTGGCACCACGCGATAAGTCGAAGGTTATGCGCTCACCTAAGGAAATGCAGATGTTGCAGATGATTCAGCAGAAAGCACAGGAATTACAACAGCGTGAAGCCATGATAATGCAGACCGAAAAGGTTATGAGTGATGCCAAACAGCAGATGATCGGTGAGTACGCAAAACATGAGGAAGAGAAGTTTATACACGCTATGGATGTTAAGGGCGTACCACCTGAACAGCGGGAACAGCTTATAGCGCAGTTTAGACAGCAGTTTATCAGCCGTAAGATGGCAGAGCGGAACGGGAACCCTGCACCTGAAATACCGCCACAAGAATCAGCACCAGTAGCACATCCCGGCGCACCGATGGAATGAGGTAAAGTGATAAGCGTGTTAACAAAGTGGACATTGTTGTTAGTGCCATTTGCGATTATGTGTGTCGGTGTGTCAATGATTGCTGTGAATGTGTATAGACTGGTAGCGTTTTGGATAAATAAATACAGGGCGGTGTAAAATGGCCAAGAAGACGAAGAAAGAGAATGCCTACATGGACGCACCTATTGCGTATAAGCCACCAAAGCCGTCAATGACAGTTAAGTCAACGCACATTAAAGGTATCAAGAACATGGTTGGGAAAAAGGTAAAGTTTGTTGTCACTGGCAAGGTTAAAGGCGTTAATGAGGAATACGATAATCCGAAGGTACACCGTGGAGAGGTTGAGATTCATAGCATTAAACACGCCGGCAAAGGATATGGCAAGCATTTAGGCGGAGTGGTTAAATAATGTTTACCCAGAACGAGTTAGAAGAAGCTTTAGCGACTATTGACACTCCGGGTTGGGGTGTGATCATGCGCCATGTGCAATCCGACATTAACGGATATATAGGACGACTAATTGACTCAGATGACGTTGAGGACGAGAAGCTAAAAGGGAACATACAGTCACTGCAGAGAGATATTCTTCCGTTGCGTGAAGAGTTTAGGCGTATGCTGGAAGAAAAGGTAATTGAAAACAATAAAAAGAAAAAGGCGATTGATGCGCAATGAATGGATTGTGCAGAAGATTAAGGAAATTGATGTATGTGAGAAATTTGGCGAATTGGTCATACAGTTTAAGGCTGGATTGATAGTAAATGTATCGTATAAGGAAAGCATAGAAATACCGAGAGAAGGTGATTCAATTGGGTTGCAAGAAAAAGAAGGGCGGTAAGAAGTAACTATTGACGATCTTTGAAAACTGAATGTCAAATAGTAGGCAACTGAAAGAATCAGAGCCGCTATGTGTGTACGTCGAATGACGTGCTACATGGTGGCTTTTTTTGTTTGTCAAGTTCTACCCCGAAAGGGCGAACTAAAACGAGGAGATAGACAATGCCAGATCAGATTGTTCCACCCGCAGAACCGGTAACGCCGCCTGCGAACGAACCGCCAAAAGAAACACCGCCGGTAACACCGGCACCGTCAGTAGTTGAGGAAGCGAAGTATAAGGCCGCAGTACGCGAGATGAATATTAAGCAGCAGGAAGCGGCTTTGCTTCGTAAAGAACTCGACCTGATGAAACAGCAGCTTAACGGTATGCAGCCGATGGCTCCGCAGCCACCGCTGTATCAGGAGCCGCCGGAACACGTCAAACGTCAGCTTGAAGAACAGTTCGGGCTTCCGTATCAGCAGATTGAGTTAATGAATCGGATGCTTGAACTGAAAAACAAGGACACTGTCGAGTTCAAAGCCAAATTGGATGAAATCGAGAATGCGCTTGCGGAAGACCGTTACGAAAGCACCAAGCACAGATTAAAGGCCGAAGATCCAATCTTTGAGGAGTTCATGCCTGAAATTGAGGCAAAACTAAACCTTCTACCCGTGAAGAAACGGACGAACAAAGATGAGCTTGCAAAGATCAAATCAGAGGTCATTAATGCACATATGCCAGACATTATCAAAATGGCAGAAGAGCGCGGCAGGCAGAGTGTAACCGCAAGACCACCCGCCCCGCCCGAAGTAAATATTGCTGGTGGTGGTAGTACTCCTGCCACTCCAAGCCCGAAGACAACCCACCTTACAGCAGAACAAAAGGCATACATTGAGCGTTCTGGTGGTAGCGTGCAAGCCGTTGAGGAGTTTGTGAGCGGAAAAGTGAAGCCCCAGAGCCGTTGGGGAAGCTACACAGCAGAATAAAAACAGGAGATTACTAACATGGCATACGTCAAAAAAGCAGACAGAGCAAAACTGGAAATGGAAGCGAAAGAGCAGGGCGGCAAGACCACGCAGCCTACCGAAGCGGTAGCACCTGTAAAGGTCAAGCGGGATTGGTCAAGGAAGGGAAAACTCGACGTCCCAGTTGAATACCACAAGAAATACCCCGGTATGCACCCTGTGTGGGTTCGTAGGGATTCGGATTCGATGGAAGAAAAAGAGGGCGAAGGGTATGAATACCCGACGCTTACCAAAGATGAGCGCAAGTCGAGAGGCCCGCTCTCACAAGGATCTTCCGAAACGTCTTTTATTACTCGCGGAGATTTGATTCTTATGCACATCTCCGAAGAGGATTTCAAAGATAAATTCGCGGCTGAAATAGCACCTATCCAGAACCGTCAGCGTTATATCGCTGAATCTGCAGAACGAAACAATAAGTTGCGCGGCGTAACAGCCGATACTTCCGAAACATTGGAAGACAAATAATGAACAAAGAGGTTAACAATGGCTACACGGACGAAAGAAAAGATTAAAAGGAATGGGCTTTCTCAGGGCAATATCGTCTATTACCCCGAAGCGGCTTCGCAGACGTTTAAAGCCGATCAGCTTGTTTATCTTACGACTGATGGGCGCATTGCTGAATGTGCAGATGACGCCGTTTTGTGCATTGGCATTGTAAAAGCTGATGCTACGGGAACGACAAGCACAATGTTGCCAGTTGACGTTATCATGCCGGGAGATATTTTGGAAGTTACCGTCTATCACGCGACTGCCGCAAGTGCGTTATGTGCGGATGCGAGTGTGGGCATTCCCTATGCGCTCGATGTGGTTTCAAACGTCTGTTATTTGGATATTTCAGATACCGGGCATGATCTGTTCCATATCATCGGGCGTTCCCCGCGTGATTCTGCAACGGACGTATATCCGCGTGTATTCGTGACAATCCCGTCATCGCTGTTGCAGTCTAACGGCGCGGCGCAGGCATAATTCAATTAAAAAGGAAGGTGAAATACAATGACTATGAAAGGTGAAGCATTTGCAAATCTGCTTAATCCTCAGTACTCCAAAATTTACAATGACGGAGTGATGAAGGTTGAGCCGCAATTCGATCAGATATTCGACGTTCTTACGTCGAAACAGTCGTATGAAAAACGCGGTGGCATTACCGGATTCGGCGTTATTCCCGAAAAAAATAAAGGCGCGAACGCAACCGAACTGACGATGGTTCAGAAGGACGCTAAGACGCTGACGCACAAAACGTATGCGGCATATGCCCGTATTGAAAAAGAAGCGTCAGACGATGACCTGTCTGGAGAATTGACGAAGATTCCCCAGCTTCTTGGTGTCGCTGCACGCCAGACCGTCGAACTGCTGACGGCTGGTTTCGTTGACCTGTTTCAGACCAACACCTGCGCTGATGGTAAGGCAATTATTGCCACTGATCACCCGTGCAAAGGAGATGGTGCGACCACATGGGCAAACCGTCCTACGACGAATGCCGCGCTGTCTGTAACGTCGCTTGAAGCCGCTTTGACCGGTATGCGCCAGACCGTTGACGATTGGGGCAATCCGCAGCCGTTGTTCCCTACCATGCTTGCGATCCCAGGAATGAATGAGTTCACTTCAATCCAGCTTCTCAAAAATATGGAAAAAGCGGGTACGACCACCCGCGACGTGAACGCCATTCGTGAACGCGGACTGAAATCTGTTATTTGGGACTACTTGCAGCTGTCCGGCTCGTGGTACTTGATGACCGACCCCAAAGAACGCCAGCTTCTGTTCTATTGGCGCGAGAAGATAAACGGACGTGCTGTTGCCGCTCCTGATACCACCGATGACGCACTGTTTATGTCACGCTTCCGTTGTTCGTATGACTGTGTTGACGCGCGTGGTATCTATGGTAGCTATGGTAGCTGATAAGGGTAAAAATTCACTTGGAGGTGAATACATGTTTAAGAGAATAATTACCCTTGTTGCAATCATGTCGTTTTGTAATTTCACGGCATTTGCAGCCATAGGTGATATGATCGCCGCCGGAGATAATACCGCCGGTGATGATTGTTTTACGGTGGATTCTTCTGGTAATACAAACGTCAAGAACAATCTGACTGTTACGGGTGCTACTGCATTCGATGAAGAGATTGATATTGATCTCGACGCTCGTGACGAGGAGTTCAATATCACGACTTCATCGAATGTGCCTGCTGGTTATGGTGTTGTTCAGGTTGTTAATACCAGTTCAGCGGTATCTGAACAGCATTATCTGTTGGAGTTGTGGCAGAAGAATCAATCCGATGACGCAGATGGTGATTTCATCACCTGTAAGGCAAGCGCAACCGCGGTTACCGTGTTTAAGGTTGAAGAAGCTGGTAATACGACCGTCGGCGGTACGCTGGCCGTTACCGGGGCCCAAACCTTCACGGGCGCGACTGGAGTACTCGGTGCAATGACAATGGGTACGGCGGCGGCTGATTGCGGAGTGTTCTCGATGATCAAGGGCACGACCGGTTCCGATCCTACGTTTAGTATCACGCAGGCGGCAACTGCTGTGACGATTGATGAAACCGTTGGCGATATTGCTATTACGGCGGCCGATGATATTACTGTCACTGCAACGGGTGCAAATATATCGCTTGTCGGAGCGACAGCTGTTACTGGCGCGTTGTCCGCAACAGGTGCATTAACGGCGAGCAGCACGCTTGCCGTTACCGGCAATATGTCATTCTCTGCTGGCTACAAGCAGAGTTATGTGGTAATGGCAGATTCCGGCACGCTTACCGTTTCGTCGGCAACCATTGTGATTGCGTCGAAGGCAACCGAACAGGAGATCACACTTCCAACCGCTGTTGGTAATGGTGGTCTTACGTTCACGATCAAGAAAAGTGGTGCTGCTGGTGTTGTTACTGTAACTACGAATGCAAGCGAAACAATTGACGGAGCAGACGGTTATACGGCGATTGATGCGCAGTATGATTTCATCACTATTGTTTCAGATAATGCCAACTGGCATATCGTTAGCCGATACATTCAGTAAGTAAATAAAGCCCCCTTGCCTTGTTCTATTCAAGGTGAGGGGGCATAAGTTGGGGAAATGTCAAAGAGATTCAGTGAAAAACACGGACGCACAATTTCAAATAAATCTTTTATGAAGAAAGGCGGGCAGTTGCCATGTCGGCGTTGTGGTTTCTATTTTGAGAAGTACGGGAAGAATACGGCAAAGATTCTTGGTGACGAAATTATCTGCACAGATTGTTTCGATAGCGAAACGGATTAAGAGGAAGGTCAAAACATGAAACGCATTATATTAACGCTTTATCTGTTGTCGTTTTGTTCAATTCTATATGCTGTTGAGCCAACAACCCCATATTTGGGAAACGATCCAAGGCCGTGTAATGTAACTATCAGCTCTACGGCGTGTACGCAACTAATGACTACACAAGCAGACTATATCGGAGATTGGTTGTTGATTAATCATGGTGATTATTCGATATATTTATCAACGTATTCAATAGCGTTTTCATCTAACGCGACAAATGCCAGCAATGTAATGCTATTGAAGACTGACGAAAGCATTAATCTGAATGGCCGCACGACGAAGAATATTTATGCAATTACTGCCGACGGTAGTGCAAGCAACAGGCTTGATATGTTCTATGTGACTCAGAAATAAGAGGAAGGACATGAAAAGAGCAATCTTTGCACTATGTATGTTTATGAATACGTCGGCTTATGCTCTTAATTTGGGTGAGATTGAGACGATGGTTAGGAGTCTTGTCAGGGACAATACCCCTGCTACCGGTAGTCCCGTATTCTCCGATACGCTGATTGACGAGTATATCAACATCGTCCAGCGTGAAATAGCCATGAATACATGGTGTATTGAGGATTATCATACCTATACCATTGCTGTCGGTCAGGAAGAATATCAGTTTGAGTCAGACATGGTGGCGATTACCCGCCTGACCATAGACGATGAATTGATCTCGCAAAAGAGTGTGTCAAAACTTGATGATGAAGATGGTTCGTGGGATGTAAGCAAGGCGACATCCACGCCCTCGTATTACTATGTGCGTCACACGACTGTCAGTGTTATTGGTTTTGACACTATTCCTTCGACAACCACAGACACGTCATTTACTGCATGGTATATCAAAAACCCCACCGAATTGACCTCCGACACTGACGAGCCATTTGACGGACAGGACAGATTAGATCCGTTCCACTATGCCATTGTATTGGGCGCGTCAGCTCTTATCAGCTATGCCTATGGAAAACCGACCGACGGAGACAAATACTATATGCTCTACGTTGACCGCATAAACGTGATGGAACGTGTCATAAGGGTTACGCCTGACTATGTGCCTTCATTCATGGGAAATAGCAATAAAAAATGAGAATGATTAATAGACTAATCATTGCCGGACTGCTTTCAATGTGCGTGGCGATTAAGTCGCACGCAGAGGAAGCAGTACTGCCATTATTTGATTTCAGTGGTGGGTTAGTTACCAACTATTCAGCCGAAAGAATACCCCAAAACTGTACCCCTGACTGCCTAAACGTGACATTTTCAAAAGACATTGGGGTTACACCGCGTGAAGGAAGTCTGAATTTCCTTTCTGCAGCACTTACCGAAAAACAACCCATTCGCTCAATGTACGAATACATACAATCCGACGGTGATAAATATCTGATATTTAATTCGTCATGGTCGTGTTACTATGCGCTTTCTGATGGCATAGCAACGTCAATTAAGAGTGGATTAAGCAGTTCCTATAAAGACAGCTACACGACAGCCGGTGGGTATCTGTACCGTGATAATGGATATGACGATCCAGGTAAATGGGATGGAACGACTTATACGGCATTGACGGTGGCTAATTCTACCAGCGTACCGAAAGGTCGTTATATCTACTGGTATAACAACGTCTTATTGAAAGCCGGTATGACGAATGATCGGAGCCGGTTCTATTGGAGCGTTACCAATGACCCCGATGACTTCGGAAGTAGTGGTTATGGCTGGAAATTTATAGCCAAAGACGACGGGGAAAACATTACCGGCGGCCTGAAAGTAAAAGATACGTTTATTTGGACGAAAGAACACTCTACATGGGAGCTGGTGGGAAAGAACGTGGCAACGTGGCAATTGACTTGTTTAGATCCTAATATCGGATGCTTGTACGGTGACACGATGGATGTTTATCAGGGTATGCCAATATGGTTAAGTCACTTAGGGATTGTTGTATGGACTGGTGGCGGTTTTAAGCTGGTATCCGAGCCAATAGACAACGAAATAAAGGCACTTAGACAGCTTGACACCAATTCAAGCCTAAACACGCTGACCACAGCAGCGGACTGGGGCGCTGGTAGTGGCACGAACATTGATACCGCGACGTATAGTGGCAGTGTGGCAATGGTAAGTAATGATGAATATATAGATCAAAGCCAAACGACAAATAATGGATGGTCTCTTATATCGGATGAGACGTATTATCAGACGTTCAAACCAGGAACAACAAATTATCTAACCACAATAAGTCTATATTTGCAAAAGGTCGGAACAATTTCAGCTGGTTTATATGTTGTTCTGGGTAGTTCGTCGGGTGCAAATCTTGCCACAAGTTCGACTGTAAATGACAGCAGTGTATCAACTGATTTCTCATATATAGATTTTGACTTTTCTACATCGTATGAATTAATAAAAGATCGTGAGTATAGAATATATTTGTATGGAGGTATTGGCACCGTACGTCGAGCGAAAACCTCAACCGATTCATATGCAAGAGGCGCTTATACAATACCTGGGTATGGTGAGAACGGTGATATACAATTCAAAGTATATCTTTCGAGTAATGAATTAACCAGCTCATACACTACCAAATCCATCAATGCCGGTTCTTCATGGGGCAGCTGGGGCACATTTCAGGTAGACGATACAATCCCTTCTGGAAGCGATATTGACTACTACGCCGTAACCTCAACCAGTGCCTACAATCTCACCACGAATGCTCCTTTTGTCGTTACCGATGGTGCGGCTATTCCTTCCGCTGTCGGTCCATATGCGCTGTTCTATGCATCATTTACTCGTACAAGCGTAACAGCAACACCGAAATTAGATGAAATACGGGTGCAGAGTTACGGGGTAAATAACTTTACTCCGTGTGGCAAGGTATTTAATGACGAATACTGGCTATTCGTTTCGACGGATAGCGAAACACAGTATAACAATGTAGTTTACGTCTATGACCGTTATGGTCGGTGGACGAAATACAATAACATCTATGCTCAATCATCCTGCCTATACCGCAATAAATTCTATACGGGCAATTCCAATTCTGACGGAACGATTAAGCAACGGATGGTAGATGGTATCTATACCGATGACGGCGTGGCATACGATGCGTACTACAAAACTCCGTGGCTTGACGCTGGTAATCCGATGGCTCAAAAGGTGTGGAACAAGATATATACGCACGCCGATAATAGCGGTGGTTCAATGGGCGTTGATTACCAGATTGACGGATATACCACCGCATTTACCACTAATACCGTTGACCTATCCGGCTCAATTCTTGTTGCCGCACGCACGCCGATAGCAAATCAACTCAAAAGCTACTTTATACAGCTAAAAGCACGCCTATTGAATGGAAAATTCAGTCTTAGGGGCTGGAACATTATTTATGATACGCAACCTGTTCAGTAGTTTAATCATCATTCTGTCGGTTTCTCTTTCATGGGCTCAAGCCCCTGAAATTGTTGACCCTATTTTAAACGGTCTGCAAAATCGCAGGGCGATAGATTCAAGGCAAAATAATGTAACCCTGCATGGTAATCAAGCAGTTTACGGCGATAAAATCTTTGAAAATGACGTGTATTTTAATGGTACAGAGTCGCATTCAGGGGCTTGCACGTTCAGCGGAGCCACCACCATCACCAATCTCACGGTGACGCACTCGACGATTACGAATATAACGACGACGAATTTAAACACTCCCTATATATGGAACAAAAGCATACCGAGAAGGAGTGGAACCTCTCCAATAACTTTAACAAACACTTCCGACACGACTTGGGTTGATATTTCTGGGAGTGCATTTGAGATACCAATTTCTTCATCACATTACTTAGTTTCAATCCATGTTCGTGCTACAGCACCAGCCGGAACTGACTATCAGGTAAAGATTGGGGGGTTTTCGTTTAATATAGACACGTCGGACGTTGTGTATGGACAGGGGTTTTGTGATGGCTGTGGAAATGGGGCAAACGATATACATTATTTATATTTAGATACTTTCACGTCATCAACTCTAACGTTTACATTTCACAATGGAGATAATGCAGACGCTGGAACTATATATCAACTATCCTTTTTGCTGCTTGTTCCGTATTGAGTCGCCTACATCATCAAATATTGAGGTGTCATGAAAAAAAAGATCGTGATTCAAGTATTAACCAAATTTATAAAAGGAGAATGATATGGCTATAACCCAAAGTGAAGTTGACAAAGCACGCAGTATGGGTGGTGCCGCGCCTTGGAAAAATAAATATTATTTACGTTATGTTGACGAATTTACTAAGGCCGGATTAACGCCAACGGAATCATTTAATGAATTTAAGGTTCCTTGGAGTGGCGATCTTGAAGGTACGTATTTAACGAAATACGGTACGCAAGTATATTCAAAAACTGTCGATAACTATAACGCAGAAGCACGGAAGTATGGCAAGCTAACCGGCGTTACACAGGATATTATTTCAAATAAATATCCTGATAGTGAAGAATGGAAAGACCTGCCCTCTTTAACAAGCGAAATAGAAGAAAGAACAAAAACACTTCCACAGCAGGCTGCACAATACTGGGAAGATACTGTTAAGCCGAAACTTGATAAAGCCATTGCCGATGGTGATTATGATACCGCTAATAGTATCTACGGCACGATTGAAACACAGAATGCGTATGGTTATGACCTTACACCTTATAAAGACAAAATAGCGACATTAAAAACAACCACAGAGGCAGAAGAGGAAGCGGCTTACGCAGAGTCACCAGAAACTACTGAAATTAAGACAAGAATACAGAGCATTATTGACAACCCCGAAACGGTTGACCCTGAAAAAGTAAGGACATGGACGCAGTATTACAACAATTTGTACTCAGAAGAAGATAGGAAAGCCGCCACACGGCTTACGGAGTCTTTTTCGGCTGTTGGCGATATTGGAAGTTCAGCACACCAGCAAGCCGTAGCGGACTTGATCAGAGAGACACAGCTTGGACGCGAGCAGATGGGATATAGTGCCGCGTCCAATGAATTGGGTCAAAAACTTACACAGACAGGAACAGGAATTGACCGCTTATTGGGAATAGCATCAGCAAACGACCAAAGACGCTTGATACCTTTACAGAATGAATTTCAATCGTTTCTTGCCAGGCAAAACGCTGGATTCCAAACAGAAGCAAACAGACTTGACGCTGGCTATAAATCCGTTGCACAGCAGCGACAGATTGACTCACAGGAACGCTCAGACCGTGAAATGGTGAACCTTTACAAATCGACACAACCAAGAGAGGCGCAATGGTGGCAGCCGTTACTTGATACAGCGATAATGGGCGCAGGCTATGCCATTGGTGGCCCCGTCGGTGGCATGGTTGCTTCTGGTGTTAGTGGACTTCTTAAAGGAAGTCAACCTACATCGTCTATTGGATATCAAAATCTCGCAAGTGCAAGTAGACCATATTATAATCAACCTTCTCGAATATCAGATATTAACAGTTCTTTTCCAAGTCTTTTAAGGAGATAATATGAACGCACAGGAAGCTATTGCGCTACTTGAACGAAAAAGAGTATCAGACGAAGAACAAAGGCTAAGACCGGCACAGTTATTGTCGCAGGGATTGGTGGGCGGCGTGAATTATGGAATGGCGAACAGGGCAGAAGAGAAAAAACAACTTTCCGAACGCAAGAAGGCTATTTCCGAAAATAAGTTCAACCTATGGAAAGAGAAACTGAAAGACTATGAGTTGACCGACACAATGGGTGAGCCATTAGACGCACAGTCTTTGAACGTGGTGCATGGCTATATTGCGGAGAACGACGATCTACCGCCAACGGTGAGATTAAAGACGATTAAACAAGAGAAATCCGGCGGCACTGGATGGCAATGGAATCCAAAATCAGGGAAGTATGAAAATACAGGCATCCCGACCGGAACGGAAAAGAACGATTTCATTAATCCCCCAAAGGCAGAAAAGCCATTTGACGAACAGATGGACGGATACAATAAGAAACAACTCATGCGCGGATTACCAAAAGCACAGAAAGAATTTAATGACAATATGACGGAAGCCGATATACTCGAACGTAATATAAAAGAAGCGTTAGCTGTTGTTGATAACATACCGACAGGAATTATTGGTAGCGGGAAAATAGCCGTTATGGAAGCGGCAGGGTCAAAATCGCCTGTACTATCTGACATTCAAAAGGTTAAATCCACTCTTTCTAAAATGCAGTTGATGAACTTGCAATTCACAAAAGGCGCGATCTCTGACGCTGAAATGAAGTTCTTTGCAAATTCAGTAGCTAATGGTGATATTAGCGTATTGCCTAAGATGAAAACGGCTTTTGAAATGGCATTACAAGACATTGAACAGCGTCGGAAATCAGCACGAAAGTCATTCAATGATACATACGGAGAATTGTCAGGTGGCAAGGTAGACGACAATGACCCTCTCGGGCTGGGGCTATAAATGGACTACAAGGAATTTTCTAAGTCTATCAAACAAAAATATCCGCAATACGAAAGTGTCGATGATCTGACTTTAGCACAAAAGGTTGTTGATAAATACCCTGTCTACAAGGAAAAGGTTGAATTTAAGGAGTTGGAGCCAATACAGGAACAGCCAAAGGCAACAATCGGAAGTGAGGTTAAACGATCACTTGGATTTGCTCTTAATCCTGTCAAACAAGTGAATGCCATGCAATCGCCTACTGGTAAAGGAATCGGCCAGGGGGCTATTCAGGCGGGTACGCTTGGTTATGGTATGCCGACGGCCAGAAAGAGCGCAGAAGCCATTAATATGGCGTTTGGTCAGAAAGCCGATACTGGCGATGTAAGACCGCCCACTGGAAAGGAAGAGATTGCAGGCGCACTACTGACAGCTCCCTTCGCTGGGTCTACGCTGGCGAAACTGGCAACGAAAGGTAATGTACTTGCCCGGGCCGGAAAAATGGCAGGCGCAGGCTACGCATACAATCCGTCAACTACCGAAATTGAACCGGCGATCAGTGGCAAACGTGCCACCGATGCGGTTATCGGCTCCGCATTTGTAGGCGTGCCATTGGTTGCCAAAGGTGCAAAGGAAGTAGTGGCACGTTCTGGAAGGTGGGTGTCAAAGAACGTGGGAGGAATAACCGATTCGACGGTATCGCTTATCAAGAGAATTGGCGCAGATAAGGTATTTGACCCCGCAAAGGCACAGGCAGACTATATCGGTAAGGTGATAGTGCCAAAAGCCAAAAACACCATAGTCGATATGATTTCAAAAGACACACAGAACGCAGTAAAGGGATTGCGTGATATTGGCGTTGACGCTGACGATATATCTACCATTCAAAAGCTAAACCCAAAAAGCAAGACCATCCTGAATAAAGCCATAAAGGGCGAAGATGTTGAAGAATTGCGCTCTGACTATATTGGAAAAAAAATCGTTCCGCAGGTAAAAGAGAAAGTAGCGACATTGATAGAAAAGAACGCCCCCGGCTTTCAAAATGCCATGACCAAACTTGGTATACCGGAAAATGAAATAAATATACTTAGTGCCGTATCACCGTCTAAACGTAAAGTTGTTGCGGATATTGTCAGGGGTCAATCTGGTGAAGCTTCGCAAGTAATAAAGACCCAAAAAGAAATGGCTGATGATTATTACAGAAAGACGCTTGATAAGTTGCCGAAGGGAACGACCGTTGACGCGAAGGGAACATATTACAAGTTGTTGAATAATATGATGCGTGAGGGGTGGGTTGATAAAAACGGCATGGCTCTTGAGGGTGCAGGAATACCGAACAAGACGCGCGACTACTTAATAAAGATTGCCAACGACCTTAGAAAGACCATGCCGGGAATTAAGAAAACATTGGCACAAGAGCATAGTGATATGCAGCGCGGAATGAGTGTCACGTTTGGTGGGAAAATTCCTGTGCGTGAGTATTTTACAAAGCTGAACGAGCTGGAATCTGCAATATCAGGAAATATGAAATTTGATCGGATAGTGTTTGACGTGCAAGATAGTTTAAGACGTTCAGCTGAAAAATCAGCACCGTCATTAGTCAAGGCAAATAAAATCTGGTCAGATGCCAAAAACCTTGAATCGCTTAGCAAGACATTCAAGAAACTTGGCGACGATCAACTACCTTTCGATGTTGCATTAGAACAAAAGATGATGCAGTTATCCGACAACAAGAAATACAACCTTAGAAACAACTGGAAGAACATAATCGGTCAAGATTTAATGAATGACCTTGATACGCATTTTGTCGGCAAACGAATTGTCAACGATCAGGATTCAGGACTATCCGCAATGCTGCAATCGAAACTAAAACAGCTTGGCGACCCGTCAAAGCCGGTCGAACGCAACACATGGAGAAACATACTCGGTAAAGATACGTTTGACGATCTTGACGCTCATTTTGCGAACAGGGATTTTGAATTAGTGTCGAACGTGCCCGGTGCTGGTGGTGGGATATATACCGGGCGCAGTGGAATGATAAAGGCAGGAGTAAGTGGCGTAAACAAGCAGTATTACAAGAACGTAAGACCGGCTATTGAAAAAGTAAAAATATCCGGTGCCGATCTATTAAAACAAGCGTTTGGTAAATAATGGGATGGAGGTTGACAATGAAGCTGCTTTTAATTGGAATTATGTTTACGCTGTCAATCCCGGTAGGTGCCGCTACCGTTGAAACATTTACATCCACTGGAACGTATACATGGGTTTGCCCTGTGGGTGTCACGTCGGTCAAGGTTGAGTGTTGGGGCGGCGGTGCCGCAGGGCTGACGGCTGCTTCTGGACATGGCGGCTTTGGTGGCGGTGGTGGTTCTTATGCTCGGCTAAACGCATTAACCGTTATTCCCGGAAACTCGTATGCGGTTGTTGTTGGTGGCTGGGGCATAACCAATACCAGCATATCCGATGCGTCGGTATTCGGTGGACCAACGTCATTTGTAAGCACCAGCACTTGCCTTGCTACTGGTGGTGGTCGTTCTTCCAACTCGTCGTATGGTGGATTGGCGAGTGCATGTATTGGCGATGTTGCGTATGGCGGAGGCAATGGAGGGTCTTACGCATCAACAAGTGGCGGCGGTGGCGCTTCGAGTGCTGGGTCTGCCTCAGATGGGAACAATGGTGGCGATGCTTTAGCAATTGCTCCATACACACCCGGGGCTGGTGGTGTCGCTCCGACTGGTGGGTATGCAGGTGGAGATGGCGCTGCAAATAATCAAAACGCTACGCCAGTTCCTTTAACCAATTATGGAGCAGGCGGTGGCGGTGGCGGTGGTTTTGCAACATACACAGGAAGCCGTGGTGCTGGTGGATTAGTTAAATTGACTTATACAATGGCAAAGAATAAAAAACAGTATTGCGGAACAAGCAGAATACTACTTTTTAATCGTTAAATTTATATTAAAGATAATCTGAAATGAGGGTATATGTATAGAAAGTTCAATGATGACAAGAAACGCGGATTCCGGTGTCGATCTACTCAAACAAGCATTTAGAAAGTGAGGATTATGATGAAAATTGACGGGAAAAAGGTGTATGTGTGGTGTGGAATCGTGATTGCTTCGGGCGTTGCTATGTATTTCACCAATATTCTGAACGCGAAAGAACTGTTTTTTGTCGTTTCCTATTTCGGGGAATGTATATTCTCTCGTCATGCATCGGCGAAGATTGAAAAGAAAGACTTTAAGGTTTCAGACCCCGGCGTGGCCAAATTTCTTTAAGAGGTGAACTATGGGAATGGATATTAGGCAAAAAACACCGCTTCAGTATGTATTAGAAGCTCCGACGACAGGGCTTATTGACGAGGTTGATTCTACTGGAAATACCATTTACCTCGGCTTTCCACTTAACAATGACGCTACTGTTAAAACATCGGAAGCGAAATGGCGCATTATAAAAATATCGAAGTCTGGTTATGTGACTACTAAGGCGTTTGCCAATGCTTCAGAAGGATTTGACCAAATATGGGACGACCGCGCGAATGGCGCAAAGATTACCTATACCACATTCGCATAGAGGGACAATGAAAAAACTACTGTATGCCATTTTAGCGATTCCGATATTGTGCAATTCCTTGTATGCCGCCACGAGTACTATGGGTTGGAATTACTACGAGAAGCCAGGGGAAAAGATTATCACTACACCTTACGCGATCTTTTCCAGTTCGCGGATTATATTCACGTCTTCACTTGGTGGTATTCAGTGGTACAATGGCACGCTTTCCACCGCCCCAGTGACCAGTGGCGGGGCAAGCGCACACGCCGACCTGACACAGCTTGACTATGCGTCATCTGGACATACAGGGTTCGCGTCGGTTGAAGATACCGGAACACTGAAAGCTGATATTGCCACCCACTATACAGAGTTAAAAGCGACAGGTGCGGCATTGTCGGCACTTACGGTGACAGTTGCTGGAATACAGGCATCCACCCCATCCGCGACAAGTGTGACAAACTGGAACTATGCATATAGTGCAATCGATAGTAGCGAAAACTGGAATACGGCGTATGGGTGGGGTGATCATGGGGCGGCAGGGTATGCGTTAGAGGTTGACACCCTGACCATAGGAACGGGCTCTACGCAAGCCGCTGCTGGAAATCACGACCATAGCGGAGTGTACGCCGTGATTGGCGATACCCTAACCGTAGGCGCACAGGTTCAGGCCTACGACGCTGACCTTGACGATCTGGCTGACGGATCTCTGACTGGTTCTAAGGTGGGCGCAGGTGTGCCGTTTGCTTCCCTTCCTTACGGTGACGCTGACAATACGGTGGCGGTTGGCTCACATACCCACGCGGGTGTTTACCAACCCGCTGACGATGATTTAACCGACCTTGCGGACGGAGAATTGACTGGCTCTAAGGTCGGGGATGGCGTGGCTGCGGCGAACATAGCCGCTGGCTCGCTCGATACTGACGTGATCGTGTCCAGTATCGCTGTCAATGCCGTGTACCCTGACGCCGTGCAGGGCGTGGCGTATGAGCATATCAGGGCTGGGACGTCCACTATTGCCTATTCGCTCCCTTCTACGTTAAACCAAGACCTTCAGATCGTGAGTGTTGGCACCGCAACCGTTTCCCTGTCATGTTCCGGCAATGCCACAACGGTGACGAATGGGCTATATACCACGTCGGTTACAGCCGCAGAGGGTGTGCGGGTGGGTACCGCCACGGTTTCACTGGCGTGCAGCGGTGAATCGGCCTACGTTAATGAGATTGTGATAGGTGCGTGCTTTCAGGTGTATGGTGCTACCACTACCGCAGGGGTAAAGCCTATACAAATATCGCCAGTTCGTGACTATGCCATGACCATAACCACCATGACGATTACCGTGATCGGCGGTACGAACGTGGTGGGAATGATCGAACAGAGAGCGGTTAACGCGCAGTCCTCCGCGGGAACAGACATATGGAGCGATGACGTAACAGCCGTGACTACACATATTGGCGGTACGTTCGCAGATGCTACCGTTCCAGCCAACTATGCCATGTATTTCGTACCTACCGAATGGACAGGTGCAGTAGATACCGTGATTTTCGCTGGAAAAGCGACGAGGGATTGATATGAAACACCTCATTCCTTTCATCATCCTGTTCCTCTCAACCTCGTGCTACGGGGCGGAGTTTCTTGTGATGGCGAAAAATAACTGGATGGTGGATGCTGACCAGACGAACTGGACAGCAGACCAGAAAGCCGAAGCCGAAAGACAGTACAAGATCGGCGACATTGTTCAGGTGTTTCCTGATGGCGCTTGCCCCGAAAATCCGTGTGTTGGTAGTCCGTTCTACATTATCCGCATTTCTGGTTTGTCTTACGATACCGCGCAGAAATACACGCAAGCGATCACCACGACGACGATTAACGCCGATGGCGTGTCAATGACTTCAATGGTCAAGCGTCGTCTATATGGAGTGCGCGCCGCCGATCTTCCGACTTCCGTTAAAACAACACTCAAGGAAACGCGCGCCTACAACACCACATGGACAGCCGTGAAAACGTATATCACCAACAAGGTTACGGCGGTGAACGAATGAAGAAAGCACTGTTGATGCTGATGCTGTTTCCCATGCTTTCATTCGGAGCAACAATCACCCGCTATGTGAATACTGGCTCGACTGCTGGCGGGAATGGAACGACAAATGCAACGACGGGCGATAACAGGGCGTACCCTGACCCCGCTACAGGAGAGGCCGCTGAACAGACCGACCTTGTAGCCGCAGGAAATATAATAGATTTTGAATGTTCTGGAACATTGCCAATCACCGCTTTAACGACGGTGGATGGATGGACTACAAGTACAACCTGTTACATTTCTTTTGTAGGCGATTGGAGAATGCCCGAATCGGGAAATCCGTGGGATGCGACCAAGTTTCGCCATGATTCTGCCGCTTTAATTTATAACATAACCGAATGTGTCCATCTCGAATATATGCAATTCTCATCATCGTATACCGGAAATGGATGGATATTCCCAACAGGAACACCNGATCTAACAATAAAAAATTGCATATTTCGTGGAGGCACACAGACAACCCCNGAAGATAATTGGGCGATCTTCACAAACGGATCNCCATCAACAACAACAATAATAAATTGCTTATTCTACGATTTTCCAACANTTAATACTTCGATGCGNGTNATTTGGACAAATTCTACCGGTCATATATTTAATTTTTTTAACAATACAATGGTCGGTGGGTATTATTTCTGGCGGGCAATAGTCGTGAATGCTTACAACAACATTATTCAAGGTGCAGTTGATTGTTGCCTGAATGTGACATTCTTAAACGAAGATGGAAACATTGCCAATACATCTGAATTTTCAGGAGCATCATCACATAACTCGGTTTCAGTTTCATTTTTCAATGCCGAAGGGAAAGACTATCATCTGTCATCGACCGACACCTACGCGCTTGACGGCGGCGTAAGCGACCCTGGGTCTGGATTATACTCAACCGACATCGACGGCGACACCCGTTCCGGCACATGGGACATCGGGGCTGATGAGTACGTTTCAGCGGAGCCTCCGGTAGTAATAGATGAGGGCTGGATTCCGCAGGTAATTATATTCGGGTGGTGAGGACTATGAGCGAACACAGGCGTGCGAGTGACAATATTACCGAGCCACAGACCTTAGACGAGTTTGTCAGGGCTATCTATGCACGTCAATCACAAGTAATAGAGAAGGTGGAAAAGATTGACAAGACCGTATTTGGTAATGGCAAGGCAGGACTATGTGATCGCCTGATTACCGTTGAAACNACNATTAAGGTCATAGGGGCTATTATTGTGGTCGGTGCTGGATATATAGCGTTATTTAAATGATAGGGATTTTGGTGGAGCGTGACATTTTACAGAGGATGATAAGCCATCCAGAGGAAGGCGACTATGGGCTGGTGGAAGAAGTTAAAGGCATT